TTTATCTCCTGGCATATATCGCAATGCTCAAGGTCAATTAACAAATGTTTCTGGCAAGCGAATTGATTCTCGTGGGCGTCCTGTAAAAACAACAACGCCTGGAGCTGCAAAGCCTGGGACTCCTAAAGCTCCCCCAACAGACGAACAGCGATTTGCTAACTTGAGCCCTGAAAAGCAGGGCAACGAGATGGCCGATGTATCTGGTCAGTTTGGGAAAGATATTATTGAACAAGCTAGTCAGTTTGATCCAAATAATCCTTGGGCAAACGTACAGCAGCAGGGATTCTCTGACCAAATGGAAGCAGCTCGCCAAAACACTATGGGGCAGTTTGAGCGTTCAATGGGGCCAGAGTTTCAGCGGCAGGATGCTGAGTTTAATCAACGGATGGCAGAGCAGGGAATAGACCCTAATAGTGGAGCATATCAAGGTCAGTACAAAGCTATGAAGGATGCTCAGAACAACGCTCGTCTTAATGCTCAATCACAAGCCTTTCAGATTGGTTCTCAATACCAGCAGCAAGGCTATGAGCAGTTCATGGGAGGTCAGAAACTTCCGTTTGAGCAGTACGCTGCTACTGAAAAGATGTGGACGTTGCCATACACAGCATCAGCAGAAGCTACACAAGCTGAGAAAACTCGCCAAGCTGAACTACAGCGAGCTCGTATTGGTGCTGGCGCTAGTGTTGCTGGTGCTCGCATCGGTGCTGAATCTAATCAAAATATAGCGGCTATGCAGGGTATGCAAAATTATCAGACACAGCAACAGCCTAGTTTTGGAAGTTCCCTTGCTCAAGGAATTGGGCAAGTACTTCCTATTGTAGCAATGAACTACGCTAAAGGATCTTAATTATGGCAACTAATCCTATTCTTGCAGCACTCGCTGGGGTTAATACGAACGCCCTAGAAACTCCATACGGCATGGCATTACAGGGGTTAGCTGTAGGGGCTCCAAAACTGTACAACCCCTACGCAAGCACAGGGCAGTCACTTGGCGTAACTCTTGGGACTGGACTGGTTAGTGCGCTACTTGCTTACCAAGCTAAGAGACAAGCTGATGACGAGAACATGGCTATGCAGCCTCTTATCTTGCAAGCATTGTCTGCTAAGAATCCAGAGGATGTGTTGAAAGTTACTTCTGCTCCTGGTGGGGGTAAACTTAGAGACTTTGCACTTCAGACATACTTAAGCAAAATAGAAAAGCAACAAGCTAAAGAAGAAGCAACGCAAGAAGTTAATAGACAAATTGAACTCGCTGGTATTAAAGAAAATCTTTATTCTCCAAGAGTCAGAGAAGTATTAGGGATTAAAGAAGACATAGGAACACTTCCAGCTACTCCTACACCAGCACAGGAAAGTCTTTTCCCTGGAGAAACACTTGATGAAAAACGTGATAAATACATAAAGCAAAATATCAAAATTGGAATGACTCCAAATAAAGCCTCAGAAGATGCTGACAAACGGCTTCGTAACGAAACGCAATCAAATAAATCTGTAGAAACTAAAATTCAAGAAACAAGAGGAAAGGCTAGTATTGTTTCAAATCTTGCTGCTATTGCATCAGAGGGAGTTGCTGGAGCTGGATCTACTGGTGGTCCTGCTCTCTATGCTGGCGGTCGTGAATTAGCATCTTCATTATATCAATATCTTCCAACGGAAGGTGGTAGAACTGAAGCACAACAGCGAGCTTCTACTCGTATTCTTGATTCTATTAGGCCAGAGATTGTTAAGGCAGGTCGCTCGCCTGGTGCTGTAACTGACTTTGAAAACAAACTTTTGATTGGCGCTGGTCCAGCTAGTGATAAAACGCCAGAAGAGAACAAAGCTCTTATCAAAGGAATGGAACAAAGAGCGCAACTAGATAGTGATTATGCTGATTTCCTTGAAACATATCTGAATCAAAAAGGAACTTCTATTGGTGCAGATAAATTGTGGAATGAATACAAAAAGAGCGAAGCGTTTCCTGCTGGTAAATACAATCCAGATAGAGCTTCGTGGCAGGAATACCTTGGAGCAAAACGAGGAATTATTATGCCAATAGAAAGCAATTCAGAGGAAGCAGAGAAAGCAGCTCTTATTGCAGAAATAAAAGCGGTTATTGCAGCAAAGCAAGGTAAGTAAAATGGCAGATTTAGAGAATCTTTCAGTTGAAGAATTGCGTTCAATGCGGAATGTGCTTAAAGGTTCTCCTGCTATAACACCTGCTATTCAACCAGAACAATTATCTGTTTCATCTCCTTCTGGGTTAAACTGGCGTGGCGCTGCTGAGACTGCTACTGGGGGCTTGCTTAACATTGGTAGCGGATTAACGCTTGGTGCAATGCCTAAGATTGTCGCTGGGGGAACAGCATTAACAGATGCTTTATTTGGAGGACAACCAATAGGGGAATCTTATGCAAATAGGCTTGCTCAAGTAAGAGCATTAGAACAAGGCTATAAAGAATCTCCAGGAACTCTTTCTGTTGCGGGAGTCCCAGTAACAGAGATTGGCGGTAGTTTTCTTATGCCGCTTCCTGGACTAAAAGCAGCAGGAACAGCGGCTACAGTGGCTCCAGCGGTTGCAGTAGCTCCACTTAGACAAGCTGCAACAAGCATAGCAAAGCAAGCAGGTCTTGGTGCTGGACTATCAGGAACTCAAACGCTTATCTCAAGTGACAAGCCAATAGAAGAGCGTATACAGGATGCCGCATCTTCTGCTGGTGTTGGTGCTTTATTTGGTGGAGTACTTGGCTCAGGCGTAGAAGCTGTAAAGGCAGTTCCAAAACTTGCTACTGCGTTAAGCAAGTATGGCAAAGGTTTGCAGCGTTCAAGTCTTGGATTAAGAAAGTCAGACTTAACAGCAAAGCGAAACATAATCCTAAAAGATGGCAGTGAAGCATCGCCAACTCAACTTACACAAAGTCTTAACAACTTAATTGAAAACAATACTCTTGGTCAAAGTAGGGACCCAGTTGTTCTCTATAATAATGCTATTGCAGCAAAAGATGCACTGGAATCAAAAATTCAATCTGCATTACAAGCAGTTGATAAAAGTGGCGTTAAAATTAAAATGCCTTCATTTCCAAACGCAACAAAATACTTAGAGGATAATAGAGTTGATATTACAGATATTGGAAGCTACGAAAACATTATAAAAGATTTCAAAGCTGCCGTTAAAAATGAATCAAAGTTTGTAGAACCAGACCTTCCAACGCTATACGATGAGTTTGGAAATGTTATCCCTAAAGGTGAGCTTGGAGGGATGAGAGCTGCTCTAGAAAAGTGGCAAAAGGAAAATGCGGCCCGATCTAAGCTTTCTCTTGATGTGCTTAACAAACAACGTAAAGTGTTTGGCGAAAGCTATAAAGATGGACCTCAATCAGAACCAGGGTTTTGGAGAGCTTTTTATAAAGACTTGAAAGAGCATATAGAACAGTATGCGCCAGAAGTTAAACAACTTAACAAGAAAAAACAGGATTTAATTGTAGCTGAACCAATTCTTGAGCGAGGCAAAAAAGCTGCTGAATTGCCAATGACGGGTAAGGATGTTGCAAGTGCTTTATTTTATACAACAGGGCGACTAGGGCTCCCAGGAGCAATAGCTGCTACTGGTAGTCCAATAGTAGGAACAGGATTGGCATTAGGATTAAATGCTCTTGGCACTAAGACAGGCCAAAATATAACTGGCAAATTAGCTACTAAGATTGGACAAGCTGGAGAAGGCGTAACTGGTGCTAACGCTCAATCACTTGCAAATGCGTTGCAACGAATAACCCCATCTTTAACAGCACAAGAACCTTCACAGCAGACTTTCCCAACCTCAATACAAGTTGAAAAACCAACAAGTAAATATGATTCAATGAGCATTGAGGAGCTTAAGAGCCAGTTGAATGAACTTAAGTCAACAGCAACACCACAGAAGCAGAACATAAGTGCACTTATCTCTGAGCAACCATCGCTTATCAAAGCAATGATTCAAACTGAATCATCTAACGATCCTAAAGCTGAAAGTAAAAAAAAGGCTTATGGACTAATGCAGTTAATGCCAGGTACAGCCGAAGAGCTTGGCGTTGATCCAAAAGACCCAACACAGAACATTGAAGGTGGAACGCGCTATATCAACCAGATGATGAAGCAGTTTAAGGATACAAAGTTGGCACTTGCCGCTTATAACTGGGGGCCGGGCAACCTACAAAAAGCGATAGCAAAAACTAAAAAAGAAGGGCTATCGCCAACTTGGGATAATATCCTACAAACTACTTATGTTCCTACTGAAACAAGAAAGTATGTAACCAAAGTAATCACAAAGCGTAACCAACTAGAGGCATAATATGGCATGGAGTGGCGGGACGTACCGAAAAGGTAACTATAGCACAAACGGATGGACTGGTGATGCGTCGCTAGGTATTGGCATTGAAGCTGGTCGTCATGACACGCAAGACGATGACTTCATGAATGGCATTAACCAATCCCTTAATAAGGATGGTAGTAATGCTGCTACTGGCAATCTTAACATTGGTAGCAATAGATTAACCAATGTCTCTGCTGGAACAGCTAGAACTGATGCGATTAACCTTAGCCAAGTTCAGGATAACTCTTTGCTGTGGGGTGGCACTTCTGGTGGTGCGGCAAACGCTCAAACGCTTACCTTAGCTCCTATTATTACAGCGTATGCAGCAGGGCAGCGATATTCGTTTATTGCTGGGTTTACAAACATTGCGGCTTCGACATTGAATATCAATGGAGTTGGTCCAAAGAATATCTTTAACGTCGCTACTGGCGCTGCTATTGGAGCTGGAGAGATAGTTGCTACTCGTGCGTATGAAGTTATTTATGATGGCACACAGTTTTTGCTGCTTAACGATGTAACGCCAATTCAAAACGGCGATTATATCTGGCTTGGCACTACTGGCGGCACTGCGACGGTAATGACCGCTTCTGCTACTCCACAGATTACAGCGTACAAGGCTGGTCAAAAGTTTAGGATGCTGGCTGGCACTGCGAGCACTGGCACGAATGTTACAGCACATTCGCTCAACGTAAACGGACTTGGCGCTAAAAGCATTAAAACTTCACAGGGTGCTATTGATCCAACAATAGGTGATTGGTTGGTAGGTAGCGTGCTTGAGCTTGTTTATACGGGAAGTACTTTTGTAATTATGAACGCTGCGGGAGCGTGGGCAAGTTGGACTTCAAGTCTCACACCTTCTGCCGGAACAGCTTCCAGTGTCTCTTTTTCTCAGTCTGTTTATCAAAAGTACAGTCGTATATGTCATTTGCAATGTTTAGTAAGTTGGACGCAAAACACTACTGCTGCACAGTCTATTGATATTCTTTTGCCAATAGCTGGGTTTTATAACAATCAAACACTAACAACAGTTGGGTTTGTAGGAGCAAACATAGCTAGTGGAATTGGAGTTATTGCTTCTGGTGGAACCGTTCTTCGTGTTTATAATTACAATGTAGGTAACTTTTCAATAGGAGCAAATCAGATCATATTTGGTGGAACATACATGACAGCTTAGGAAATAATATGAAATATACTGATTTACTTATACTACCAATGGATTCAGACAATCCACCCGTTGAAAATATCTCTGCTGCAATCCGTGGCTGGCGTAACCGTGAACTTGCGGCCTCAGACTGGACGCAGCTCGCCGATGTACAGCTTGCCAACTACGGGGAGTGGCTAGAGTACCGCAAGCAACTGCGTGACATGATGGCGCAGAACGAAGATCCTAGATTGATCGTATTTCCTGAGCCACCAAAGTGAAGCTCAAGCTAGTACGAGTATCAGAATACAAGGACGCTACTCTTGGCGTGTTGTGTCTTGATGCTCGTCCTATGTTTGTTACGCTTGAAGATCGCTGGTTTGATAACGAAAAGCAAATCAGTTGCATCCCTGCTGGCAAGTATAAAATCCGTCTTCATGATTCTCCAAAGTTTGGGAAGGTGTATCAGGTGTGTGATGTACCTGAGCGCAGTCATATCCTTATTCATGCTGGGAACACTAAAGAGGATACGCATGGATGTATCTTGCTTGGCTTGATGTACGGAACGCTTGGAACAGAAACGGCTGTGATTTCTAGTCGTGCTGCGTTAGCTAATTTCATGACTTCAATGATTGGCATAGAACAAGCAGAGCTAGAGATTTATGACGGACGGTAACATAACTGAATTGCGTTATTGGTTGGACCTGCTGATTAAGGGAGTAATTGGCATTGTCATTTCGTTGGTAGGAATGGACTACCGACAGGTTAAAAACTCATTGAAAGAGTTAGAGCAAAGCAAGTATCAGCTCACTATGCACGTTGAAGTCATGCAGCATGAGATGGGGAGTATTAAAGACCGTCTGCAACGCATTGAGCAGAAGATTGATAGGATACTAGAAAAATGAGAATCCTGGTTGTGTTGTTAGCATTTATGGCTACAGCACAAGCTCAAGGGGTTAGTTACATAGGTTTGTGCAATCATTCGTGGGATTGCAATGCTCTTATGCAGACCTGGAAAGGTAGGCCAATAGTTACAGGTTGGCTGGCTGAGTCATTTGGAAGCCGTTGCCAGTGTGCGAGTACTATCCTTAGAAGCAAGAAAGAAAAGACCATTCGGGTACACCTAATTAACTCGCCATGTATGAGGAACAATAGGTGTGAAAGATCCGACGTGCTCTATAAGCAGTCTATAGCCTCTGCCAGCCGCAAGATGACCAAGCCTCGGTCTGACGTAAGGCGTAAGTTTAATCGTGTTCTAGAGCAGTTTAAGAGGCAAGTAGAGGCTTCTAAAGGGCCACTAACTTGTTATGTATCCCCTTGTTTAGAGTGTGACCTTTATGGACCAGCTCGGAAAGCTATGCTTAATGCTGTATCTGCTGCTCTGCCTGCTTGTATCCCTGTGGACAATCCACTTAAAGGACGTTGTTTATCGGGAACGGTCTGTGAGAGGCATGGAAGAGATCCAGGACTTTCAGCCCCATGTATCGCAGACTTGGACGGTGAGGAGTTACATAATCCTGTTGACATCAGAAACTATTATCGGAAAACTAAGCAGTGCGACCTACGGTTTTATTGGTCGTCGTGGATGAATTGCAATAGCGTGAAAGAACCTACGCACACGATACACACCTCACGCTTCATACTTCCTTCTGAGCGTTATTGCGATTCGTCTTTGTCTAGGATTACTAAAGCAGGAAACATCGCATGGAAATTGTTATTGCCTCGATAATTCGGCACCTTCTCACGCTTGTTGCTGGTGGTCTTTTGACTGTTGGCGTATCTGAAGCTGAATCAAACCAACTAGCACAGGCTGCAACTCCTGTTGTATCTGGTGCTATCCTTTACGGGGTATCTCAGGTTTGGTCACTTAAAGCTAAGAAAACTCGTTAAATAAGCCGATGACGCTTATATTTTAGTTTGCTGGTTTCGGTAGCAGATACGCTACGTTCCACCCCTGTATTTTCTTTAATGTAATACAATACAGCTTGGAAGCGTCCTTTTTTATCTGCTTCATCAAAGTGGAGCTTGAATTGCTCTTTAGCTTCTTTGCGAATACTTGCCGCTGCTCCTTCGCCATCTTCGTATAGTTGTTCAGCTAGATACTCTAAGTTGAATGGCTCTGGGTCTTTTGTGAATATAAACCAGCGCAGTCTGTTGAACTCGTATATTGCTTTTATATTAAACTGATTCTTCCTATCGTTATCGTAGGTTTCGTATGGGATTAAATTGCCGCTACCACTGCTATATAGTTTATCAAAGAAAAAGCAGTAGTCCTTTAGTGCTCGCTCAATAACGGCAAACCATAGGTTACGTTCAGGGGTTTCATTTGAGGGAAGGTCTTGGTCTGATGAAATCATGATACGTTTCATAGCTTATTTGATACATATTTGTTTATGATTTCTATTGCATCTTGAGCAGACCAGCAAAGCACAGCATAGTTTCCAACTGCATTTAATTGCTTAAGAAGTGTTATTTGCTCTGGAGATGGTTTATTTGGCTTAACCTTCATCTCGATGTAAAGCCCAGAGTATTTATCGTTTGCTACTGGCACTACAATGTCAGGAATACCTTTCTTTAACCCAGCTCTTTTGAGTGCAACACGACGAGGGATAGAAGCCTTCCCTTCGTTTGGAACGTGGAACGCTAAAGCATAGGCTGGATTTTGAGATTCCATGCAGCGGCAATAATCGAAGAACGCAAACATCTCAAGTTCTTCAGGGCCATGCTTGAACCTAGTAGTACGTTTCATCGGTGTTGGCTACTGACCATCGCTCACAGCTCTCTGAGGTCCAAACTGTGTCAATAGTTGTGTATCCTTTTGTTCCTGGGTTTGGTTTGTTACCGATAAAGTAGGCGTCTTTGAACGCAATCCTATTTGTAGGCAAACAGGCGAATTGTCCGGTCCCCAGCAGGACAACGTGGGCACACTTGTTTTGGTCTGGGTGGAGCAGGAGGCCAGAACGCTCGTCACTGTCAGGAAGCCAGTCAATCGTAAACCAATACTTAGCTTCAACACTTTGCTTGTCTTTAAGAATAGCATTGCAAGAATAGTCTCGTAGAAAGTCAAAAACGGTCACTACTGGCTTAAAGCTAAAGCAATCCCATAGTTGCAACAACTCTAAATCGTACATCTGAAAAGGTTCTAGCGTGTGTATGAGCCAATGTAGCGGCACATGACGAAAGTGTGCTCCAGATTGAAAGAGCACATGGAATTGTAATGCCCTACCTTTCCAACTTTGAATAGCAAACGCATACCCCATTTCGTACCCTTCAGCCTCGCTATTCTGTGTCAGGTTGCGATTGTGAACGAGTACTTTTAGCGGTGGGATATCGTGGTTCATTTTTCCTCTTCCTTAACAGCTCGATTGTTTTCAAATGGCCGTAACATTGTCATCAATTCCCCTATTTGAAACCCAGTAGAATACGCTCGTTTGATATCGTTAATTGTAAAATCGCCATCTATAGCAGCAATATCACTAGCGTACTTTTCAACTAACTCTTCTAGCGTCATGTTCTTCATTTCTTCTCCATGTATACGCCAGGACCACACAGCATATTGACCTGAACAGAAGCACAATCAAGAACCTGCTCTAATAGAATCTTGGCGATAGTTTCAGGCCCTTCATTATAGTTTTGGTCAACTAACGCTCTTATGTCAGGTCGAGAATCATACCGATACACAAAATCATCGCTTTCCTTAATATGTAAAACTACTTGCCACCTACCATCATTGACCGTGTGTGTGCTGTAAATCGTCATAGTATTACCTCGATAAGCTCAGGATTTAGATCAGATTGTGGAACTGCCCAATAAGGATGCGTAAGTTTGTTGCCGTCTTTATCGGTATCAATCCTATAGCAACTCTGCTTGCAATCTTTGCCTAGCTTCCATCCAATTATCTGTGTGTTGGGATATATGCCAACCACAAAATAAAACTTGGAACTATCTTTATCCTTTGCTCGTATTGGCATTTTAGCTTTGAGATTGACGCTACTACGAACTTCAACGCTTATCCCAACATCAGCTATTTCACGATCTGGACTGCTCATATTGCAATACATTCCTAAAGCCTTTGCCACGGTCGCTTCTGCGATTGCGCCATGAATATGAATTACAAATTCATCACGCATCTCATAGCTCGGAAGTTTACTAGC